CCCACGTTTTTCAACGCCCATACGGTGTCCTCCATCGTCCGCACTCGATAGCCGGTCTCCCCGTGCCGAATGGTTTCAGGAAACACTCCCCAGTCCGATGCGATCACCGGCGCCCCGCTCATCATTGCTTCAACCGCCACGCCGCCGAACGGCTCAATGTACTGCGACAAAATAATCAGCGCCCCGCACCGGCTCATTAAGTCCCGACGCTTTTCGCGGTCCGCGTAGCCGACATACTCAACGTGCTCCATTGATCCGGTGTATGGGATCTCTTTGAAATCGCCTTGCCCTGCGACGACAAGCCGCTTTCCCGCCCTCCGCGTTGCGTCGAGGATGATGTGCAGGCCTTTGCCCTGCGTCATGCGCCCGAGGTACAGAATCCAGTCCTCCCGCTCGAGTTTGAAACTAAAGTCCTCCGGGTCGAAATGATTTGGGACCACAAACGAGTTATAAAACCCCATCTTTGCCTCACGCACAAACTCCGTCCCGTGGAACGCGTGCATCAGCGCGTAACTTTCGAAAATCTTAAACCGCGCAAACGAGTCGCTGTATCCGATGCCCGACTCGACACAAATCAAATCCCGATGCGCGTCGGCGATTCGCTTGTGACCCCATCCAAATGGAAGCAACAGGAAATCGTTGGGACGCTTCCGATGTTGAATTGCCTTGATGGTATTTTCAGCGTGAACCTTAAACGCATGATCATTCTGGTCGTGTTTAAAAAACTCCTTTTTCCAATTGTAATCCCCGTACGCCTCCCGCAGGACCTCGTCGTTGGTGACTGTAACGTGTTCCGAGCAATCCACCGTTGAGCGTTCGTGCCCGTAATGAATGACGTGATGCCCGAGCCCCTTCAGCATCCCGCACAGCTTAAAAACCTTTTGTGTAAAAGCGCAGGCGCTGTACTGGCTCGATTCGGTGACGGTGTGGGCAAGCCCGGGAATGTGGAATCTCATGGGTGATATAAAGTGACGCGGCGCCGAGAAACACGACTAACCCGACGCCGCGACCCGCAATGGGCAATCGCAAATTGCCACAATCTGCCCGAGGGTCAAGTTGCTGCGGTCTCGTCGTCGTCTTCCTCGTCGTCCTCGTCATCGGGGCGGTCGCCGATGATTACTCTCTCTTGATACCGTAGCGCAATGTGCCTGTCCCGCGCCAATCGGTTGCCCCATCCGCCCGTCCAAGTCGCGGTCTCATCGGTTTCGGGGTCGTGGTCCTGGACTAAAATCTCACCGGCCTCAAAATGTTCGCACAGCAAATCCTTTGCACGCTGGATGATTTGCAGCTTTTCGTCGTCGCTCATCGTGTCGCGGTGATTTCAAAGTTATAAAGCCGCGCGTCCCCGGGTTCTGCGTAGATCCGCACCCAGGCACCCCCTTGAACCTTTGGCGGCATCCCCCGCTCGATCGCCCAGCCGCCGATTCCTTCGCCATACTCATCCTTGTACCCGCCCGTACGGATGTGCATCTGCGTTTCTTGCTGGATTTTGTTATGATTTGTCAGCCGCAGCCGCCGGATGGGGAATTGCCACGAATCGTGACTGTGTCCGGTATGGACGATGTGCGCGTCGGTCAGATAACTCGACATCCGGTTTGCACCGATCACGCCCTTCGTGACGGGTCCGCCGGCGTTTGGGCCGTGGTGGTAATGGTAAACGATGCCGTCCCGCTTGGTGCCACCTAGTGAGCAAATGAATCGAACGTAACCCGAATAACCGCCGACCGTCGTGATGCCCCCGCGGCGCCGCATTGTGCATGCCAGTCGGTCGAGCAAATCCGTTTCGTGATTTTTGGCAATGGCGGTTTCGTGATTACCCTGCCCGAGCAACGCTAGGTTGCGTTTGTAAGGCTCAAGCCAATCCGCCGCGGTCTCGACAAGCGCGTCGAGGTAGTTGTTTTTTTGATGTTCCGGCCTGAGGTCCTTTTTGCTCGAGCGTCGGTCGTATTTGCCCTGCATCGCGCAAAAGAAATCGCCGTTTGAAACGATCAACGCATCCCGTTTGACCGCCTCGTCAAAGTCCCGTTTCAGTCTTTTCCGGTCGCATTTCGGGTTGTCCCAATGCACATCCGACACCAACAAAACCCACCCCTCGTCTTTAACGGTCTTTACCGACAAAGTTCCTGCGTGGACGTTGCGACTAATCTCCTGCCATTGCCACGCGGATTTTGATTTCATGCAAATGCCTGTTCCCAAAGTTTGGCCTCATCCTCCCGCCGGCGTACTAGCCCGGATCCCTGCGGCCAAAGTCGTTTCATTGAGCGAATCAGAAATGGAACCTTCTCCGGTTGCCCCGCGCTGATTACCTGCGCGATTTGCGCCATCTCGACGCGTCGCTCGCCTTTGGTTGAGGTTCCGCGGTTGAAAACTAAGGAAAACAGCGCGGCCTGCGCGTCCGGCGGAAGGTCGACCGCCGCCGGCGCAAAGCGGAGCATGTTGAGCGTGTGCTGGGCGCAAGTGTGATTCTTGAAAACTTCCAGCGCAAGATCCCACTCAATGCGGATGTCCTTAAACGCGGAAACAAAGGGGCGCGCGTTGAGCGCTTTGATGCCAATTGATTTCCCGAGACGCTCGAGGATTTCCTCGTCCAGTGCGCTCCAGTGCGTCTTAAAAGCCGTTTCCGTTGCGTAGCCTAAATCGTACCCGATCCCGATGGTTACGCCCGACTCAAAGCCCGGCCACGTTGGGACGGATAGAAATTTTTCAAAATACGATTTGCCGCCCCCGACTTCGTGCTCGAGGAGGAGTTCCAATCCCGCGTCGGAAAGTTTCATTTGTTGAGCATTCGGAACAAAGTGATCGCCCCGATCAGCACGCTAAACAGGAGTCCCGCGATTCGCAGTCCCTGCTCAATGCCCGAAAAACTAAGCGCGAGTGCTGCGACGTTTAGCCCGAGCGCGGGGAGTGGGTTTGGGTGCGTGTCCATTCTTCTTTGTGGGTGCGTCAACTGTTAGGCTCGAGAACCACGACAACCAAACGTAGTTGCATGCGACGCCGAGGTTGAGGATGAATTCGGTGATCGGTGGCGGTTCATGCGCGAAGATGTTTGCGACAGATCCGCAAATTGTCACTGTCGTTGCCAATTTGCAAAGGTGAGCCGCGTATTTGTGCCGATAGATCGGAGAATCATCGTGCCCAAAGATTTTAAGCCAAAGGTGGATCGCCGAAATGGCGAGGACGCTATTTGCGAGCGCGTTTGCGAGGACCAGCGGACTGAGGTTCATTTGATGGAATTAGTTTTTCGCTGAGTGTTTCGACCGCCCGAAGTCCGCAGAATCCTAGCAAGAATCCCGCCGCGTAACCATACTGCGGCTCCCCCTCAAGGTGCGCGATTTTTAGCAGTAGGGGCGTGACATAATTCGCAGATGCCGCCCCGCCAACAAGTGACGCAATCGCACGCGGCAAGTTTGCCCCCGCCTGTTTGCTGCTCATTAGGATCGACCCGAACAAACCAGCGATGGCTAAACCCAGATCGATTCCTGCGTCCTTGAGATTCATCGGTTTTGACTTTGTTTGAGCGCTGCGGTTGCATTGATCAGTTCCTGCTCGAGCGCGCGGAAGCGTCCATCCGAGTGCCAGGTTTCATCCGCCTGTGCCGCGTACCGTTCCCCCGATTTCAACCGCAGAATCTGGTTGTTTAGGGATGGCAACGCTCGAGGAGCGGAGCAGCTTGTGACGCAACAAATCAGCGCCAGCGTGGTCGCCAGCGTCGCGTTTTGCTGCAATGAGGTTTTCGACGTGCTGGACATAGTTTTCAATCTCCCGCTCAAGGTCCCACCGTGCACGGACCGCCTTTAGCTCAAGCAAATACTGGACCGCTTTGATGAGCGGAACGATCACGACTCCTTGCGGAAGATGTTCACCATGCCGATGAGCGCGAGCCCGGCGGAAATGATGGCTTCTTGCAATTCGGGATGCAGCTTTACCCCGACCGCGGTCACCATTGCCAAAATGCCGCGCCAGGTTGAAGGCTCTTTCAGTCTTTCGAGGATGTAGTTCATACGAGTTTGGGTCTTTTGACTTCTA